ATGCGGATAATCGCCCATTGCGGGGTTCCAGAGTTTGCTGATTCAAAACGTGACCATAACCAGTGCCAAAAGCATTTGACACTTCAATTGGCGTACGCGAGACCACCCATGCCGCTCATCACGCGGAACACGTTGTAGTTGATGGCGTACACCCGAACCTTCGCGGTCTTGTTGCCGCCGACAGCGTTGGCCGAGACCACAAGCTGGAGCGACGCGTTGTCGATCCGCGAGAAGTTGCACGAGCCCGTAGGCTGGTGCTCCTCAGGGCGCAAGGCGAACGAGTACACGTTGATTCCGGTGTCGGGCGACGCAGTGTGGTGCTGGAACGGCTGGACAAGGTCGAAGTAGGTGCCGAGGCGCTCCGAGAACCGGTCCTGGCCGTTGAGCTGGAGCTTGGCAGTGACCACCGGGTTCTGCCCCCAGCAGTGCATGCCGAGCGCGGCCTTGGTGAGCACGACGGAGCCGGCCATCGAGACGGTCGACTGGAGGACCTTGTTGGCCGAGGGATCGGGGGGGGTGCCGATCAGCGCCGGGATCATGGCGCTCCCCACCCCGGCGGTGTCGCCGCCGTTGAAGAGGTTCGAGTTAGTGCCGACGGGGGGCTCGCTCGCGGCGATTGGGCGACCTACGCAGTCGGCCGCCGCCAGTCCGCGCTGTGCGTTGGTGTAGATGGTGTTCGAGATCGCACTCGGCTGAACTTGGAGCGACCACGGGGCCGCGAGGGTCTGGAGCGAGTCGCACTCACTCAGCGACCAGTCCTGGACAAGCTCGGTCGAGTCGTTCTGCGGGTTGGTGTAGGCGAACGACGCCCGGGGGAGGACATCGATGGCGTCGGTGTAGTTGAACGGCTGGGCACCGAACACGGCGTACAGGCCCGACGCGCCGCAGCTGGAGCAGTTGCCGCACCCCTCTCCAAGGCAGCTGTCGTAGTTGTCCATGTTCGCGATGAACGAACCGCAGTAGTCGACGTTGGCGTCCGGCTGGACCACCCACAGGAGCTCCTTCACCGGGTGGTTGAAGTTGAGCTTGATCTTGTTCGACGTCGAACCGATCGACTCGTCCCCAGTGAACTGGAGCTGAGTGATGAGGTACTCGTGCGGCGACTGCGCCATGCGCCGACGCTCGTCGGTGTCGAGGAACACGTAGTCGACGTAGATCGAGGCCGACACGAGCGAGAGCGAGCTGTAGAAGTAGGTCTGCTGCTGGTTGCTGTTCCCTCCGGCCGGCGCACCTGGTGGAAGCAGGACGCTGCCGTTTTGGTCGACGACCTCCTCCCTCTTCGATGGCCAGTTCGGCTGGCCGGTGGTCGGGTTCGCCTGCACAGCCCAGAGGCACTGCTCGATCAGGTTGAACTCGAGGTTGATCTTGACCTCGTGGTACTGGAGTGCGATGAGTGGGATGGCAAGACCCGGGTTGTTGCAGAACCAGAACTGAAGCGGCACGTAGAGGGTGGTCTGCGGCAGGGCATTGCGGATCTCGCACTCCTGCGGCGACACGGTGCCAGCCGAGCACGGGCTGTCCGGGGCGTCCTTCCGGCGGCCGTTGGCGAGGAAGGTGAGCTGCGTGGTCTCGCCGACCATCTTGTCGTAGCCCCGGCGCTTGGCGTCGGTGAGCGTGAGCTGGTTCCAGATGTGCATCGAGTCACCGTACTGGCGATCAATGCGCTGGCCACCGATCTCGCACTCGACCTGCGAGATGAGCTGCTCACCAGGGTAGTTGAGCCACCGCGCGGTCGCAAGCATTGAGGCGTTGGGCCCGTCCATCGCGCCGCCGATCGAGCAGTCGACCATCGGGAGCGTCACCTGGAGGTACGTGCGGTACGCCAGGTCGCCGTTCCGGGAGATGGTGCACTGGACCCGGCGACCGAAGTCGGCCTGGCCGTTGAAGGTCTGCTCAATGCTCTCAACTGCAAAGTTAGTGTGGCGCCGGTAGGTCACTTTCCAGAACGTAATCTGCGGCTGGCCAGTGAGGTAGACGTCCTGGGGCCCGTAGGCAACAAGCTGCATCAATCCGCC